TAATACTGTCCTGCAGAATTTAGTTCTTCTAATATATTTAAAGCAAACCATCTTCTAGGATGAGGATCAGACCAATAGTCCCGTCTCCATCTTTGAGGAGATGAAGATAACTTTCTTGTTGCTAGATTGTCATTAGATTCTTGATATGATGCTGTTGCCAAGCATGTTGTTGAATCATATACTGGTTGTGTGTATATGGGAATAGTTTCAACACCACTAGAATTTTTGCAAGTGCAATTAACTCCACTTGTATTATAAGCTCTACCATAACAAGCGTCATTAAACTGAATAATTCCATATTTTGATCTATGAGAATTTACTTTAATTGTTCTATTAGTTTTATTTATTTCTAATATTTTCATTCCTTCAGCAGAAAAATCAAATGATACTGGTCCATAGATATACATTTCATATGTTGAAGGATTTGGCCATTTTGCTATAATTGAATCATATGAAGAATCATATTCAAAAATACCATCTATTCCCCAAGGAATTTTTGGAATTCTATTATTAAGATACGAGTTTGTTCCTGTGTAATACTTGTAATTACAGTCTGTAGTGGCAGTGTAACATGGAGTTTTTCCAACACATGTTGTTGTAGCATCACCAACACAATCACAATCAGATCCTGCACTACTTCCTGCTTCAATAACAGATTTCATTTCAGCATAACCAGTGCTTGGCCATCTTGCAAGAGTTAATAATTCACCATCAATACTGATTTCTGGTAAAGGAGGAAGATCAGAACCTTTAATATACTTTGAAGAAAGCAAATATTCATCATAAGTATTTGTTAACTGATCTGCTTGATTTGTCCACCGACCATTCCAATATGTTGTAAAATTACCAACATTTATACCAGAACCAAGATTATAAACATAAACTTTACCTTTAGCTGATGTATTCAATCTATTATAAATTGCAGAATCAGAAGCAGAAGTTACTAAAGAAAATAATGTAGAATCTAAAGTAGTTGCTGCACACAGTTTTACAATTTCATCATCATATGCCTTAAAGGTCAATGGAGTAAATGGTGTATTTCCTGAATTACTAGAAGTTAATATAAAAGGAGTAGTAAAGGTATAAGTACCTTCTCTTATTATTATTTTCGTATATTCTAGTGGAGTTGCAGCGGCAATATCTCTTGCTCTCTGAATAGTCTTAAACGGACCAGTTCCTGAAGTGTTGGAATCTGGATTAGCACCTGTCCAAGCATCATCACCATCTAGTATAGAAACATATAGGGTTTTCATTTATTATAATTCCAGTATTTTAAGGTACAATCTATATATTCATTCATAAAAGTATTCTTCAATTTCTATTAAAGTATCATATTCATCTGATGCTGTAACATTTTCTGGTGATATTAGAACTATTTTATCTCCATTCGTATCCAACTCATATTCTCCATTTGTGTTGGTTTCGTAAACAATAGGTCTTATTCTAATTTTTGCGTATTTTTTGTACATTTTTAGACTTGATTTATATCAAACAGATTTATTTGTATATCCTTAATAAGACCAGAATCCTTGACTGGACCATATAAGAAAGTTTTGGCTGTAAATTGCAAATCCCATGACAAAACACGCGTATCATCTGAGAAATTACCATCATAAACCTCTGAAGGAGTTACACTTGTTAATATAATAGGAATATCTACTCTTTCGACAGCATTATCTAAAATTTTTGGTTTTATTGAAATTGTGAACTCAGGAGTAAAAAACGGTAATATTTGCTCTATTATTTGTAATCCGTCATCTATATTTCTAGTATACACATATAGTTCAAAATCTACATTATATGGAACATCTTCAAATCTAAATTTAAAAATATGATCATCTCCTACGATCTCTTCCTTCCATCTTTTGTTTAAGGAATTCTTTTTTCTTTCTACATCATATGTTAGATTTGTTATGCTAAATCCTATTCTCGGTAAGATCGTTTGTATTTGTGTCTTATCAACATCAAGATTCAGACGATGTACAAATTTTTCTTTTGGTGAATATATTATAGGAACTTTAATCTTTTTAGTATTGGTACCATCAGTTCTTACAATATAAATATTATTGAAAAGAGTACCAAAGGCAGTAACTATTTTTTTAATTGTTCCGTGATAGAATGTGGTAAACATTAATAATTTCCTTCTGAGAATGGATCCTTTTCGCTAAAGTCTACAATGTCCCCTCCAGAAGTTTGAATCTCATCGTTATTTTTTATTTCTTTATTATCTATGATATATGTACCATCCGCCGTAGTTGTTTCCTCTTTAACCAACTCTGCACCAATATCATCAATTTTACTGAACCCAGTATTTATAGTTTCCATAGAATACTTGAATAATTCACAATCTAACCTGTATGTGTAGTATTCACCTTGTTGATAGAACATATCCTCATTTTCTACGAATTTAATTTCATATAAATTATCAGAAGATGGTGACAGCGGCAAGTAAATGATATCACCTTCCATAGGTCTATTCATTGGATATAATCTATTACCTATTTCTGGTAACTTTAAAGACTCTTCTCTGAATCTTTTCTTTGCCACTACTAGAGAAACGGTATCTTTGATTTCCATACCAAATTTACTAATAACATCTCTTTCGCCTTCAAACTGTCTAGCAGATTTCAAATACATCTCAATTGAAAAAGAATTTTTCAATTCACCTAAAGAGTTTTCGCCAAACAATGTGTCAACCTTATTAGTGGTTTTTACAATGTATATTACATTGATTCCACTAACTTGTATAGCCTCTACAGCAAGATCTTCTATAAGATTCTGTGTTGGTTTATAACCTTCATTTAAAAAATACGGATTTGTTGCCATTTTATCCTACAAAAAATTGTGGTGGTAGTTCAAATTTACTTTGAATTTCACTTTCGATTTTATCTACTTGTCCTGATGCTTCATTAAATACATCTATTCCATTTAAAGTAATTCCGCCTGGTAGTTCCATACCACCAAACTTCATCATATTAGAACCCCACTGTTGTTTTATTAATTCAGCAGTATACTTCTTTAAAGTTCTATCATTATAGATGTCTGTGTATTTATTTGGGTCAAGAACTCTATATGCTTCAAACATAATATACTGACCCAAATAGGCTTGCTCATTCCAATCCATGTTCACATAAAGTCTATTTGTTACACGACTATATTCTAAAGTCTTCTCTGGTGTTAGAAGATCTTGTAACATCTGCATATGACTTCTGGTGATAGCATATGTAATCAGAGACTGACTGTATGTGTTTGTACGAAGACCGTACAAGTCATTTAAAGCGATCTGGTAGCGAGCATCAAACATACCAGTACCACCAAGAGTATCATATAGTTGGAAAATCTTTAAAACCGATATAATTGATTGTCCATCAGGATCAATCGGATCTGCTGCTACAATAGGAATAAATGAATTAGGATCTGCTATAGTTCTTTCAGTCAAATCAAGATAGCCGCGATCAATATCACGCTGCTCAATTTGTTTTCTTGCATAGACTTTTTCAATACCGTCAAAATGGTACTCTGCAAAGAATTGAAGAGCGTCATCAATACGATCCTCTATCTGAGCATCATCAACATTAATCTTTATTACTGGATGTCCTAATTTTCGTAAACAGTAGTCTTTTAGAGCCTGTCGGCTGGCTGGTTTTCCCATAAAAAAATCTCCCCTTTATTTGTTATTTATAAAGGAGAGATTTCTTATATTTTGGGTTTATTGTCAATCTTTGAACAAAAAGTCAACTCTTGACATATCATTGACTGTTAATTGCAAACCTTCGACTTTTGACACGCTAAGTGGCTCCCAAGCAAGATCAATCGAAGTATTCAGCAATTCACTGAATTCTCCCATAAACTTCTCTTTATTTTCATCGGAAACCATAAGAGTGTCCGTTTCTGACTGCTTAGTACCAAACTTTTCAACCAATTTAACGCGTTGCTCTTCAATCGACTTCATTTCTTCATTTAAGGTCTTTAGAAGTTTTGTCAACTGAAATGCTAACGAGGCACTCAAAGAGGTTTCTAATACTTTATTCATAACAGGAACAGAATTGTAGATATCAATCAATTTAACTTTCACTTTTTCTCCTTTTAGGTAATAGACACGAATAATTCGGTTTTACAAAACCAATTTATATTTTCATTTGAGTATTGTACACTCTTTGCTTCGATTGTCAATACCAAATCACCATTACTATTTATATGACTTGTTACCCGTGGATAGTCTTTAGTGTTAAATTTTCCTTGATATATCGGATTACGCATTGTTGCAAAATTTGGCTGCAAAACTAAGGTATTATTTGTATATTCGTTTATTTTAACTTTAGAATTTTGTTTATTTGAAATAACATCCTCATAATAAGGATGATGATTCTCAGCACCAAACATAACAGGAGTATCATTACCATAAAGAGTATTATACATTAAAATTGCAAAGTTTCCTGGAATATGTGTATAGTTATAAGACAGTCCAGAGGCAAGATCAACCGCTGGCAAATTATTA